AGGCGGTTGCCGGTCTCGCGCAGTTCGCCGGCGCGGATGAGCTTGCTCACGTGGATGCGCGTGACAACCCACTCCATCACGAGGTCGCCCCGGCGGAAATAATCGCGCCGGCCCAGTATCTGCCGCAGCGCGGCGTCCAGCGTGAGGCGCGAGCACGCTTCCGGCGATTCCACCTCAAGCCCCCAGAATCGGAGTTCGCGCACCTCGCCCGCTCCGCAGCTCACGTCGAAAACGAACCGCAAATGCCGGGGATGCAGCGCGTTGTCCGTCATCGCCAGAACGCTGTCGTTGTCAACCCGCCGCCGCGCGCGCACAAAGCCGGCGTCCACCAAAACAGTGTGCGCGCCAACTTCAATGGGCAATGGCAGGGTGGCGTTCATTTCAATTGCGGATTGCGGATTGCGGATTGCGGATTGATTCGGGCTGGCCGTCGGTGTCGGTAAGTTGCCGCTGGCACCAGCGGTCCAGCCGGCGCAGGCCGAGCAACGCGGCGGCACAGCCGACGCAGCAGGTGAGCAGCAGGCCGGCGACACAGGAAATGGCGAGAAGTGTTTTCATGGGGTTGTGTCCAGCAGTTCGGAATTGAGCGGGCCTTCCAGGCCGAAAAGTTTTCCAGCGGCCACGCGGTCATACACCTTGCCGGCGTCGTCCACAAAGACGTGGGCCGCGTCAAGTTCCAGCGCCTTGATGATTTTGGTGACGTGGGCCTGGGCGATGGCCGCGTGCGATTTGCCGCCGGTCAGCGGAACACCGTCCACGAGCAATGCGGGTTGGAGGTGTGCGCTCACGATGCCGCCTCCTTGCTCACTTTCTCACGGAGCGCATCGCGGATTATTTTGGAGCGGTCGCTGTCGAGCTGGGTTACAGCTTCATCGAGGGAATTTACGAGTGGAATTGGCAGCCATGCGCCGACAAAGACACATTGGCTAGCCCTCACTGCACCGCGCTTCATTGTCTTTCTCAATTTCATTCTTGAACCGAGTTTAACTCGATTTAACACCATGTAAAGAAAAATCTTGAACTTTTTTTATGGGGTGTTAAAACCAGTTTATGCCAGGGGTGCATAACACGTCTAAATACAAGATGGTCGGCTGCTGGGTTGATTTGGAATTCCTTGCAGATATTGACCGGGCCCGTGGAGAATTGGGACGTTCTCAATTCGTGAGGGATGCTTTGCAGGAAAAACTGGAGGCATCTGGAATCGAGGTTCCCCGTGAAAAAGTTATTGCTCCAGACCGCGCTGGCAAGGGTGGGCGAATTAAGTATGAGATCGTCCAGAATGCCGACGCTCTCAACGAAAGTTTTGATGATCAGAAGAGTTCGATCAATTCCGACACCGCACACAAGCGTAGCACCTACGATCCGGCAAACGTTCCCGTGCCTCCGGCGCAGGCGGAGGTTGAACGTAAAGCACGAGCCGCTCTTTTGCGGGAAGCTTCTTCTGCCGAACCGGCTCGGACTCCAAAACGAAAATAAACCCACCAATCTCAATGAAGGCTTTCATTGAACCAGAAAGGGCGCGGACCCGGCACACAAGGGCCGAGGCACCGCGAAGCGCCCTTCACCAAATGCACCGAGCCGCGCCGATGGGCGCGTCCGGCACTTGGTTGATGAATGAAAATTCGCGGTTTCCGGCTCTTCCAAGTCCGATACGCAAAGCGTATATCTAACCTTCGTCAATCCACCCCAAAAGCTAAAGGAAAAAAACCAATGAAAACCGCCCTCTACCTCCTCGCCGCCGGCGCGCTGCTGTGTCTGACCGGCTGTGAATCTGTGATGAAATATCCTCCCTCTGAAGGGTGGAGTCAAAACGTGAAAATCCTCGGCCCGGTTGAGGCCAATTCCGGCATGTGGCCGTTATCCCTGTCCGCGCCGCCGCCGCAATACACTTATTTTGCGGCTCTGCGCGACAAGGCGGCGTTCAAATATAACGTGCCCGTTGACACTGTTGTCATCGGCGAAATGACCGTGACGGTCGGTGCTGAAATAGACGGCACCGTTCGGGATTGGAAAGCCTCCGCACTTGCCGGACAAAATACAAACAGGGTTTCGTCCGCGCCCAGGCAATAATTTCATTTGACGGTTGGGCGGGTTTGGGTTTCTAATCGGCGGCCACGGAGCGAGCGACCGCGAGTTGCCCGCTCCGTTTTAGTTTGGCGCACCGGCAGTCTTCTTTTTTCACCCCCTAAAATTCTGTAAGCAACTTACGAGCCGCGTTGCCGCGGTTGTGTCATTGTCGCGCCTGACGTGAGCGACAAAACGAAAAATTCCGGCGGCATGGGGCGAATCCTCCGAGTGGGCGGTCGCTCGTCCACATTGCTCATAGCCGTCTCATGCCGCCGCCTCCAGCGGAGCGCCATGCGCTCCGCACTAACCAAACACAACCATGAAAAATAAAATCCAGTTCGCAATTCTAATTCTTGGCGCCCTTTGCGCCCTGGCTGTTCCTCTCCGCGCTCAAACATCCACCAACGTCCAGCAGATGGCCGCGCAACTCGCCGGCGTTCCCGCCGGCGTCTCGGTGCCCGCGTTCGATCCGAACGGGTTGAGCTTCACCAACGCGAACTACAAGGTCGCGACTGGCCTCGAATATGAATCCACCGGCGGCACGATGAGTTACATCCAGGCGGATGCAGACTTCCACCACGGCGCGGCGGTTGACATTGGCGCGGGCGCGGCGGCGACCTTGAGCGCGACCGGCTCCGGCCTGCATTCGGCATCGGGCGGCATTGAGCTGATCAAAAACTTTTCCAACTGGCAGCTCGTCGGGAAGCTCGGCGGCGGCGGTGTGCTGGAAGGTTCGAAGAGCTTCTTCGTCTCGGGCGGCGCGGACATCAACTACAACCTGACCAAGGGAACCGGCGCCAGCTTCCTGGGCGGCGCGGGCGGGTTCACCTACGTCTTCGCCGGTGTGGATATGCGGGCGCATCCGGGCGGCGACTTGGAAAAGGTGTTCCACGTCGGCGCCGGGTTTGCGTTTTGATTTTTAACCGCCACAGAGACGCAGAGGCGCAGAGGCACACATGCTGACACTTGATCCAACCAAGACCGGTTTTGACTGGGGCAACGCGCGGGCGCTGGCCGAGGCGAGCGCGCTGGCCTATGCCAGCGCCAGCTCCATCGCCGCGAACGAGGGGATTTTTGTCGAGGACGAGGCCACGCACGCGGCGGCGGTTATCCAGGATCGCGGCGACTGCATCATGATTGCCTTTCGCGGGAGCAAGTCGCCGGAGGACTTCATCAAGGACGCGGAGTTCTGGCTGACAAATTACGGGCCTGGCTACCGGTCGCAGGTGCATCACGGGTTTGCGAGCGACTGGCGCGCGATCCGCAACGAGGTGAAGGCAAGGCTGGAGTTTTTGCTCGAAGGCGCGTCGTCCCGGTGCAAGGTGTTCATCACCGGCCATTCGCTCGGCGGCGCGCTGGCGGTTCTGGCGGCGGATGAAATCAACCGCTGCCGCATTCCGGTGGCGGCCGTTTACACGTTCGGCGCGCCGCGCGTGGGCAACGGCCCGTTCCGTGACATCTACAATGCCGGCCTCGCCGACAAAACATTCTGCATCGTCAACCAAAATGACATCGTGCCGCGCACGCCGCCGCTGCTGATGGATTACAAGCGCGTGGGGCAAAAGCTTTTTCTGGCTTATGGCGGCGGCTATGACCTTAACCCGCCGCTGTGGGTGCTGCTGCTGTCCGCCGCGCTCGGCTTGTGGGGCGCATACCGGAACGGAAAGGACGTTCTCATTTCGGAACATTACATCGCCGCCTACCAACAACGGATTCAGGGACTATGACACCAATTTTTGCGCAATCAACAGACCTGCCGAGCGTGCCGGCGGAAACGCTCAAGTGGACCCTCATTGTCTTGGTGGCGCTGCTGTTCATTGGAGCCTGTATCGCCGGCCTGATCAAAATGTTTGGGAAACCGACGACGAAGATTGACGACAATCCGCCGCCGGAGTTCCGCAAGGCAGCAAAGCGTTACAACCACGACGCGAGCGAACTCCGTTTTGGCGGCATCGAGGGCCGGCTGGATGGCCACGATGCGGAACTGGATCGCATTTGGAGCGAGATGCGCAAGGAGGACACGAGCATTCGAGAGACGCACGCGCAAAATTTCGCGCAGGTAAAAACCGACCTGGCGCATCTGGGGGGAACCCTGGACGAGGTGAATAAAAATGTCCAATTGCTGCTGAAAACCAAAGTGGAGGGACGATGACATCGCGCGAAATCAAAATTGTGAAGGCCGTGCTTGGCGTTCTGCATGACGCCGACGGGATGCAGCTCACGGAAATCCAGATCCACGCGGAAATCGGCGGGACGGGATTTTGCAGCGTGGCGGAACTGGCGGCGGCGCTGGCGCTGTGCGACACGCGCAAATGGATCACCGGCGTGGCCGGCACGTTCGGCAAAAAGAAGTGGAACATCAATGACCGTGGCGAGGCCGCCCGGCTGGAGCTGATGAATGAATGAGCGCAAATCAAAAACCTCGCGGGGTGAAGGCCGGCGAAAAAGTGCCGGAACTCACGCGCTTAAAAATCCTCTGGCGCGATTCGCTGTCCGGGGATGCGCGCGAATTCTGGCGGGGGCGCTTTGCGTCGTCGGATGCGCAGTCGGCCATTCGCAAGGAGATATTTTCCAAGCTGAAAATCAACCTGGGGTCGGATCCCGCGCTGACGAAGTTCCGGTCATGGCTGGACCAGCAGGATGCGATGGACGAGGAGGCGGAGCAGGCGGACGAGGAGGAGCGGCGCATCCTGGCGGAGCATCCGGACTGGACGAAGGAGCGGGTGCGCGAGGATTTGCTGCGGCGGTTTTACAACCGGGCGCGGGCGACGGGCGACTCGAAGCTGGGACTCAAGACAATTGCGGCGGATGTGAAGGTGGAGTCGTTGAGGTTCGACCAGGAGAAATTCAAGGAGGGGTTGAAGAGCAAAATCCAGGCGGGCCTCGACGCGATCCTCGCCGAGGCTGGGAACAACCCGAAGGTCAAGGCGGCGGTGGAAGCGATCAATGCCGCGACCAACGCGGAGGAGAAAAAGATTTGAGCGCCATCGCACAATTGAAGCGGGTAAAAAAGTCGCCGATGCCGGACGTGAAGTCGTTCGCCGATTATCTCGCGACGTGCGCGCGAGTGCCGCTGCGCCAGGGCAACTACGGTAAATTCAGTTTCGAGGGCCGCGAGCCGCTGCGGTTCATCGTCAGCATCATTGACGCGATCCTGGACAACACGCTGAATGGAAAAACGGTTGTCATCGAGGGCGTCACGTTCAAGCCGGGCGCGCTCAAGGGCGCGACGCTCACCGTTGGCGGCGGCGCACAATGGGGCAAGACGGTGCTGGTGTTGAACTTCCAGGCGTTCGCCACGTTCATTGAGTTTGTCAATTTCGGCTACTACACGCCCGATCAGGAACTGCTCGCCAAGATCGTGGACACGAAGTTCCGGCCGGACGTGATTGACCAGCAACCGTGGATGGCTGGAATGATTCAGGTGGGCAAGGCCGAGAACGCCAGTGGCAAGACGGTGAACCGGAAAAACTCCTACCAGGCCAGCGATGGCAATCGCAAGGCGTTCGGCTACTTCTGCGGCATGCAGAAACCACCCACGACGATTTCGCTGGACGCGGCGGCGCTGGACGAGGTGGACGACATACCGCGCAAGAACATCGGCTACGTGGACGGGCGCATGACGGCCAGCCCGCTGCATCTGCGGTTCGAGATCGGGACACAGCGTGTGGCCGGCGCGGGCCAGAATGCGCGCGTGGAATCGGGCTGCTGCTTCACCAAGGTGTATGAATGCCCGGACTGCAAATCGTCCTGGAACCTTGAGGAAAATTTTCCGCGCATCATCCGCTGCGCCGTGGACGGCAAGCCGGCAAAGACCGACCCGCAACTGACGGCCGAGGCCGGCCACGACCGGGACGCATACTATTATTGCGCGTGCCCGGAATGTGGCGCGGAACTGGACCGGGATGGCGGCCGTTACGTTGCAAAAAATCCGGACAAGATTCGTCAGGCGCAATTTTCCATCCGTGTTTCGCAGTTTAACATCAGCGCGATTTCGATGCAGGAAATCGTGGGGAGCTGGTTTGCGGCAATGGCCGATCCGAGCGGTGACGCGATGGTGGCGTTTTATTGTGACCGCGTGGCGATACCGAACGCGGGCGCGGCCCAGCCCATCACGCAACAGGTTTTGGACCGCGCGCGCGACAATTATGCGATGTCACTTTCCGCCGGCATGGCCCCGCGCTTTGCCGGCATGGACCCCGGCCCGCGCTGCTGGGTATGGGTGGATGAAGTTCCCGACGCATTCACAAGCCGCCTGGTCTGGGCGGAATTGATTGCCAGCGAGAACGCCCCGGCGCGACTCGCCGCGCTGGCACAGCAATTGAACATCGCGTGCGTTTTCATTGATCAGGGAGGTGAACCGGATTTGACGAAGCGCACCGTGCTCGCGATGAACGGTTTGGAGAATTACGCGCCGCCGGTCATGCCGCCAAACGAATTGCTCAAGGCATATCTTGGCAACATCGGCAACGGCGTGACCTGGGACGGCAATCAGGGGCGCTGGCATGGCATCCGTGCGTGCGCGATCCTGTTCACTGCCACGGAGGCCAGGGGCATCCAGCAAACCATCGGCATCACGCAGTCAGGGAAAATTTACCCGCTCATCAAATGCAACCGGGCGGAGAGCATCCAGACGGCGGTCAATGATTTCCTCACACCTGGGGAAGGCGTGATTGAAATGGTGGACGGCATTGGCGGAAAAACAATTCGCACTTCGCCGCGCGCCAGATTGCCGCAGACATTCATCGGCGCCGGCGCGAGCCAGGCGGTGCTTGAAGGTCACCTGCTCAATTTGCGCAAGGAACGCGACGTGAAGACGGGCGAAGAAGATTGGATTGACGGCGTGGAGAATCACCTCGGCCTGGCAAAAGTTTATGCGCGGTTGGCGGTCACGCAATCATCTCTGCCGCAAACGACAGCGGGCCGAATTTTTGTTTTTGAAAACACCCGGTCGAGCCGCGTCCTGGCGGACCGCAGCAAGAGGGAGGTTTTAGGCTGATGAAAACGAGCCTTAAATCGCGCCAAAACCCGGCATCCGCGCCTGTGAGCCGACCGGGGGGGCAAAAAACGCGCAGCGCGGCAGCTAATGGCCAGCTAATGGCAACTGCGCACGCGGTCAAAGCGTCATATCACGGCGCGACCGCCATCAAAAACCGGAAGACGCCGGCCAAGCGGCAAACCGATCCAATGGAAGCGGCTTCTTTTCTGGCTGGAAGCGAGGGCGCTCCCGTTGGTCTGAACAAGCCAACAACAGCCGGGCCGCCTGGTGGCGGACTGACAACCGAGGAAATGGTCCGGCGCTCCAATTTCTGGCGCGATAATTACAATCCGCTGCGCGGGCTGACGATGGCCCGTTTGATGGCATTGTTTGAGCAGGCGGAGCGCGGGGCATTCGCGGAAATCCAACTGACGCTGCGCAAGGTGGAAAAACGTTTCCCGGTGCTCAAGGGTTTCGTGGAGAAGCTGCTTTCCAACATCGAGGAACTGGATGGCAAGGTGCGCGACAAGGAACAGCTGCCGGAAGGCGGCACTCCGGAGATGGCGGAAAAGCAGCGCAAGTTTTTGCAGGGTCGCTATGACCTCCTGAAAAATTTCAAAACCTCCGTGGCGCAGATCGCCCTGGCAGACATCCGTGGTTATGCCGTGTTGCAAAAGCACCGCTTTAAGGGTGGGGAGAATGACGGCGCGGTGGAAGAGCTTTACTGGCTCGAACCGTGGTGCTGGGTGCGCGAGGGGTTTTACGGTGATTTTTATTACAACCCGAACTCCCAATTTGGCATCGGCCTCGGCACCTGCCAGGGCACGCTGGGGGAAGATAACCGGATTGGAAGCGACGCGATGCCGCGCGCGGATTTTATCATCCGCGAATCCGAATCCCCACTCTACGAGATCGCGCTGATTGCGTTCATGAACTGGCTGATGGGCCGGAAGGATTACGGCGCGTTCATCGAGATTTTCGGGCTTCCAAACTCGGTCGTCATCATGCCGCCGAACATCCCCACCGGCAAGGAGCTGGTTTACCAGTCGTCGGCCGAGAAGGTGGCGCAAGGCGTGAGCGGGGCGCTCCCGGCGGGGTCGGATGTAAAATTCCCGACAAGCGGAGTCCGGGGCAACCAGCCGTTCGAGGCTTACTGCGGGGCGCAGGAAAAAGACTTTGTGCTGGCCGGCACGGGCGGCCATCTGACAATGCTGCAATCGGACCACGGCGGCCTCGGCAAGGGGGGCGCGGAAGAACATGATGCCGCCTGGAAAAAAATCGCGGTCACCAAGGCGGTGCGCATCAATGACACCTTGCAGCGCGATTTTGACATTCCCGAACTGGCCGGTGAGTTTCCCGGTGAACCGGTCTGCGTCGAATTCGCCTTGAGCATCAAGGATGAGGAGGATGTCAGCGAGGTGCTGGACAATGCCGTGAAGTGCGAGGGCATCGGGCTGCAAACTGACGTGGCGGAAATCAGCGACCGCACCGGATTAAAACTCACACGCCTCCCGGCCGCCCCCGGTGGCAATTCCAATACCCCCAACCCTGACGATCCGCTGGCCGGCGCGGCCGCCAAGGCCGACTTGAAAATCAGCAAGGGCGTGATCGGCGCGGCCGTGCGCAACCGCGCCGCCGCCGAGGGCGATGCTAAAACCTTTTACTCCGCCGTGGCCGACGACCTGCAACTGCTGCGCCAGCGCGTCGCGGCGATTGAAACCATTTCCGATCCCGACCTGCGAAAACAAAAACTCCAGGCACTGCTCGACGACTGGGACGAGCTGACCAGGGACATCACCGCCGATCCGGAGACGGCGCGCGCGCTGGAAAAAATAAACGGCGCGGCAGTGGTTGCCGGCATGAATGGCCACAAGGTGACAAACCGCTGGCGGAAAATTCTGAATGGCGGTCCCGGCAGCGGCCGGCATCCGGGCGATGGCGCTGGAAAAATCCCCGAAGGAAAAGCGCCGCCGAGAATTTCCGTGGCCGATGCCAACCGCGAACTCTCCGAAGGAAAGGTCGTGACCGATTCCGAGGGCGTCAAAATCCGGTTTGGAACTGAAATGCAGAAGAAAATCTCCGACGACCGAAAGGTGCTTTTGGAATGGGGCAAGGACACGGTGGGCGCGGGTGTAAAGGCTGATTTTGAGGAAAAGGGCGAGCAACGCACCCGTTACGGAAAAATTTACCAGGATGATAAAGCGCGCCGGGCATTTCAGGTGCTCGTGGATACCAAGGACGGCTACGCCTTCAACATGCACATCCTGTCGCCAAAACAGCTTTCCGGGAAGCTTGAAAACCGGGAGGGAGCCAACACGGACGAGCAGCCGTCCGCTGGCGTTCTACAAGCTATGGCCGCTGCTGGCAGCTTGCCGGATTGGTTCAAATTTAACCCCGACGAGGAGATTGTCAACCCATGAGCCGAGAACTTTTAATCCTGAACCGGGCGCTGCCGATTGAATACGGCGCGGACGAAATGCCCAAACGCATCCACATTGTCCCTCGCGGCGAGCTGGTGAACGACGAGGCTGGCGTCACTCAAATCTTCGACGACAAGTCGTTGAATTCGATCCTCGCCGATTTGAGGAACCGCCACGCCCAGAAGGGCGGCCTGTATATGGGCGAGGAGCATTTCATCTACGACTCAAACAAAAGCAGTCAGGCGTTCGCCTGGGGAAAGGAATTCGGTCTGGACGACATGGGAATCTGGACGACGAAATATGAGCCGACCGATGTCGGGGCGCCGGCCATAAAAAACAAGCGGTTCAAGTGGACGAGCCTCGTCGCTGATCCAGCCATGCCGGGCGCCATCGAAAAACTGGGCGGCGGCAAAATCCGCATCCTCAAAATCGACACGGTCGGGTTCACGAATTATCCGAACGGAAAAAACCTTTTGGTCCCCATCACCAACCGGGACCCGAATTTCGCCGGCGCGGGCGCGTCGACGGACAGCAAACAACAAAACCATCAAATAAAAAAAATGAAAACAGTCTGCTCATTGCTTGGACTGTCCGCTGACGCGGATGAGACATCCGTTCATGCCGCAGTTGCCAAGCTGCAAAATCGCGTGACCGAGCTGGAAGGCGAAGTCACCCCGCTCAAGAACCGCAAGACGGAACTTGAGGCGGAGAACCAAACGCTCCTGGGCGAGCAGGTGGACGGCATTCTGGCCGAATGCAAAATCACCGACACCAAGATCATCAACCGGCTCAAGCCGTCGCTGACGCCCTTGAAGAACCGCGCCGACCGGATGTCGTTCCTGGCCGACCTCGGCTACAAGCCGGGCGCGGAAAAAAAGGAAACCCGCGTGCTGAATCGCGGGAACGGCGCCGCCGTTGCCAACAGCACCGAAGACGACGATGAAAAAACCGTGGCCGACAAAATTAAAAACCGTGCGAACGAGCTGAAAGGCGCCGCGCCTCAACGCAAGTTCGACGATTGCTGGAAACAGGCGGCCGGCGAACTCGCAAAGAAAAGCTGAACCCAAACCACCAGTAAAACTCAACCAAAAACAATATGAACAGTTCTCTTTACGCCAAAGGCAACCCGATTTATCCGGACACCACCACGGATCTTTCGGCCGCCATCGGCAAACTCGTTACGTTCGCTGCCGGGATTCCTTCCGTCAGCGCTTCCGCCACGGTCCCGGCCGTCGGCATCGTCTTGGATGCGCGCACGCGCACCACTGGAAGTGTCACCACCTACGACAACAGCATCGGCATCCTGGCATCGCTGCCCGCCCCCGTGCGTGTGCAGCTTAGCGCCGCCTCCGCCGCGCTCGCCTTTGGCGACCAGCTCATGCAGGCGGCGGATGGCACCGTCACCAAAAACATCACCGGCAGTGCCCGTGTCGTTGTCGGCGTCTGCACGGACAAGAACGGGGCCAACCCCGGCGACCTCTTTGAGGCCGTCTTGTGCGATCCGGGCTATGTAACGTTCTGATCCAAATCGTCAAACCAACAATTAAAAATTCAACCAATAAAAAAATGAAATTCTCAACGAAAAGATTCGTGCTTGGGCTGGCGCTCATCACCTTGTGGGCGATTTATTCGCCGGTGAGCCTGTTGATCGCCTGCATCCTGTATACCGGCCTTGCCAACATGTTGAATCCAAACCCGTATGCGATGGGTCTGATCTCGGCATTAGGCAGTGCGACACTGAATTACCAGCTCACCAATTACGCCCAGGGGCTGTGGAACGACATCCAGGATGTCCTGGCGCTGGCAGAACGTCTGGCCCCCACCACGCCGGTCCCCGGCGCGGCCGGCCAGTTCAAAAAGTTCGACGACAAGAACTCCTTCATGCCGGAAAAAACTCCGCGCGCGCTCGGTGGCGATCCGGTGATCGTCGCCTTCAACGCGACGGACGATTACTACTCCTGCAAGCCCCAGGCGCTGGAGGTGCGCGTGGACAAGGAGGAGGATCAGGCGGCCGGCAATGCCGGCGGCGAGGTTGAAAGCAACCTGCTCGACCAGGGCAAGATCAAGGCGCTCATCAACAAGGTGGCGCTCTCGCATGTGCTCGACGTGACCACCACGGTGCTCAACGCCGTGAATCCCGGCTGGGCCGGCGCACCGGCCGGTCTGGGCCAGTGGAGCAATCCTGACGTGGACCCGATTGACCAGATTGACGCCGCCCTGCTCCAACTCTCACAAAATTGCGGCAGCACGCAGAATGTGAAGATCACGATGGACCTGACCGCCTGGAACGCGCTGCGGAACAATCCCAAGGTCAAGGCCCGCGCCATCTTCGGTGCGGCCACGACCATCGGGGCCATCACCACGCAGCAGCTTTCCGCCGCGCTGATCTTCCCGTGCGACATCATGATTGCGAACGTGGTCTATGACACGACGCGCTTGAACCAGACGCCCAGTAAAACGCGCATGATGCAGGGCACCTGCCTGATCCATTACAGCGTGCCCGGCGCGACGATCTATGATCCGAGCGCGTTCAAGTCGTTCACCGTCGGAGCCACCGGGTTCCTTGGCAACGTGCGCACCTACATCGCGCCCAACCAACTCTGGCGCGGTCACCTGGTGGACTGGAGCCGTGACATCCACCAGACGTCAACACTGTCCATGCTCCGCATCAACCAAAGTTAATCCCCTTGTGGCGGGGCCGGTCAAACGGCCCCGCTGCAAAAAAACACCACTCAAAATTATCCAATGAAACAATATATGAAAAATCTCATCGTCGCGGCCGCGCTCGCGGTGGCCGCCTTCTGCCTGCCGCAATCCTCGTTCGGCCAGGCCAGTCCATTCGACCTGGTTGTGATCACCAACGTGCCGGCGACGCTGGCAAGCAACGTGGTCTATAATGCCACCAATATCATCCAACTCACGCGGAACAGTTGTTTGTCCGTGGGGGGCCGCACGTTCGCCAGCAGCGCTGGCGGCAATGAAGTCGTGTCGGGTTCGTTTAGTAATGACGGAACGAATTTCGGCATGGCGCCCTTCACCCTGACCGCCCCGAACTCGACGACGTTTCCGGCGAACACGGTAAGCGTCTGGACGAACTGGTCGCAGCCGTTCCTGTCCGGATTCACCTACGTGAACTTCACGCTCTTCACTAATACGGGCGCGGGAACCGTCACCAACCTGGGCTGGACTATCGACCGGCCCACGCTCAACACAGCCACGTATTAACGCCAACGCGCGGCGGTGGCTCAACGGGAGCCATCGCCCCCGTCACCAAATGAAACTCTGGACCAAATACTTGATCGCGCTCCGGGTCATCAGCCTGGAGGGCGTCCTTGCCGCCATCGAAAAATGAGCCAGTGGATTGCCATCACGATTCAGGACCTTTACGACACGAAGGTCGCGGGCCTGATTGACGCCTCGAACAATGCGTCGCTGGGCACCAACCAGAAAGACCGCACGACGGGCATCATCGCCGACGTGACGGCGGAGATCCGGCGCAAGGTTGCCCGCTGCAACCAGCTCGACGTGGACACCACGAAGATTCCTGGCGGCCTCAAGACGCTGGCGCTGGACATCATGGTCTGCCGCATCAAGACGGCGCTGGAGATCGAGCTGCTCGACGGCGAGCGCGATTTGCTGCGGCAACGGACGTCGGAACTCAACCGCATCGCCGACGGCAAGGACCTGGTGGACCCGCCGGACAATCCGATAGCCGCAAACATGACGCAGGGCATCGCACAGCCGGCGTTTGGGCGCAGCCCGCACCGCAGGCAAAACGAAGTGGACGGCTGACATGGATCTCATCACGCCATCACCGAATCAGCAGGCGCTTGACAGCCTGGCGCGTCGCGGCCTCATGCCGACGGACCTCACAAGCGCCGAGCTGCGCGCATTGTCGGCCAGCGTCCGCGCTGAATCTTTTTTTTCCGCGCAGACGATGCTCGAAGATTTGCTCGACGCCTACAAAGCGCGCGTCGAAAAAATGCTCAACCCGGTTGTTGAGCAGCGCCCCGACCGCGTGACGGCCGACAATCCCCAGGGCAATGTTAATGTCGGATTAACCGACGCCTACGCGCGCCTTCAAACCAAGCAGCTTTTGCAATCACTCGGATACGCGCCCAGCCCCGACGAGGCCGGGACCATCGCCGACCTTTCCTCCGACGCGCGCATCAACCTGGTGCTCAAGACCAACAAGCAGCTCGCCCAGGGCGAGGGCTGGTGGGCGCAGGGACAGAACGCCGCCGTGCTGGACCAGTTCCCGGCGCAGGAACTTTTCCGCGCCGAGGACCGCGAAAAGAAACGCGACTGGATCAACCGCTGGCGCACCGCCGGCGCGCAGACGGGCGACCCCATCGGCACCGGCTGGACGATCACACCGGACGAACGGCTCATCGCGCTCAAGAACCACGACATCTGGCTCTGGATCGGCTCGTCGAAATTATTCACCGACGCGCTGGACGTGATCTGGCCGCCGTTCGCCTTCAATAGCGGCATGGACGTGCGCGACATTGACCGAGCCGAGGCCGAGGCCATCGGCCTGATGAAGAGGGGCGATGCCGCGCCGGAGCCGATGAACATCGTGGACGCCATCAAGGCGTTCACCGAAAAAATCTCCAAACTCGCGGAGGCGGCATGATTGCGTTCAACGTCAACAGTGAAGAGCTGGCCGTGCTGCAAAGGCGCGCGACGGACGCCGGCATTGCCGGGCAGGCGGCGAAGGTCGGCGGCCGGGCCGTGGCCGGATTCCTCCGGGATTATCTTTTCAACCTCGACGCCGAGCGCCCGAACAAAATGGGGGGAGATCGGACGCATTTTTACGCGGACGCGGCGCGCTCGGTTCAGGTGCCAGAGGTGAGCGGCGGCACGGCTTCCGTCTCCATCAATCACGTCGGCCTGGCGCAGCGGCTGTTGGGCGGCCCGATAAAACCGGTCGTGGCCACACTGCTCGCCGAGCCGGCCCGCGCCGAAGCCTATGGCAAAGCGCCCCGCGAGTTTGACGATTTGGAATTTGTTCCGACGCGCAATGGCGGAATGCTGGTGCAGGCGCTGCAGATACAGATCACGCGCGGCAAGCGCAAGGGCGATTATTCCACCACCACCGTCGGCGCGCTGGCGATGTATTGGCTCGTGCCGGAAGTGGACCAGGACGCCGATCCGACCGTGCTGCCGTCCGAGACGGCGCTGGCCGGCTGCGCCACCGGCGCGATGTCGGATTATATCAATCGCAGGCTTGGCGATCCGCGCTACACGGGGGAGAACAACTGACATGGCCACGCTCAACGATCTCACCACCGGCATTGCCGGCCGCCTCTCGAATGGATTCGGAGCCGGCAACCTGTGGACGCCGAACCAGGGCTGCCTGGCCGCCATCACCGTCCTGGTGCAGGACTACGCGGACATCACCAACAAAATTGACATCGCCATCGGCCGGATCGGAATGCTCGCCCTGATCAACATGCCGGGCTTCACGAACCACGATCCGCTGTCAGACCTGGTGAACGCGAAAATCCACCTGTTCATCGAGATCGGCGAGCAGCCCGTCATCTGGCGCGACAATCCGCTGACCAAGCCCAAGGCCGTGGACGTGGCGCAGCTTGTCGCGCGGCTCGTCCAGGGATTTTACATTGCCGGTTTCGAGAAGCTGCGCGTGCTCAAGGGCGATTTTTCCGCCGGCAGGGACAAGGCCAACCGGGAGCGGCAGGTTTATTCCGTCGAAGTCGAGACGATGCAACTTTTTGACGCCAGCCCATAGCCCGTCAAAGCAACCAACAACCAACAACCAAATAAAATCATGATCATCGAAAAATCAATGGCACTCGGGGCCAGCATCCTGTTCTTCCCTGAAGGGAACGCGGTGCAGGCCGGCGGTAACTGCAATTCGGGCGCGATCCCCAGCGCCCTCGACCCCGGCTGGGTCAACTTCCAGCGCGTCGAGAGCTGGGACTTCACGCGCAAGGACGCGAAGTATGAAGCCGTCAAGGACGGCAGCACCGGCCGCCTTCAACTGGCCGACGAGGTGGAGACCGACGGTTACAACGAATACAAGTTCACCAGCAACGTGCTGCTCGCCTTCCTGCTCGGCATCCTCTTCCGCGCCGGCAACGCGGCGGGCCAGAGCGTGGCGCTCAATGCCACCTCGCTCCAGTTCAACCCCGACGCCGGCAACGTATTCCGTGGCTGGCTCATCCTGGACAACCGCGCCTCGGACGGCACGCTCATCTTCAGTGCCAACCTCTGGGGCCGGCTCAAGCTCGACGCCCTCAAGGGCGGCGGCGGCGCGCTCTCCAAGCCGGAGGTGCTGTTCAGCCAATACAAAAACGCCCTCAACGTGGCCGCCATCGGCTCGTAACCAGAAACCCGCCCACCAAGGAAAAATATGAACGAAAAAAATCCAAAGGCACCGCTGCCCGCCCGGCGCGAGGCCAGGGGCGGCCTCTCCAAGGACCTGCCCGTGCTGCGCAAATCGCGCGAGCCGGAAACCGAAATGCGGATCGTGACGCCGGACAAGGTGGTGACTCCGCCGGCGAAAACCGGCGGCGCTGCCGCCGCTGCGGCGAAGGCCGTGGCGGTCATCGCGCTGCTGTTCGCGTTCGCCGGGTCGCTTTGGGCGGCCACCTTCAGCGCGACCAATGACACGGTCTATACGCCCGCGCTGGGGCTTTACACATCGAACTCGCCCGGCAGCTTCACGTTCTACGGCACGACGAACCTGCCGCCCGCCGGCACCAACATCACCGTCTATACCGGGACGAACATCACCGGGGTTTATCTGTATCCGACCAACCGGCCCGGCATCGTGCAGCTCACGCCGCTGCTGGCGTTGCCTGGCACGAACGGCGCAAACCTGTCGCTGATTAATTCCAACGCATTCGCCACCGCCTCCGGGCCGCCGCTGCTGGCCACCAACGCGCCCGGACTGCCTCCCACAAACAGCACCTGGACGCCATGAAGAGGCTGTGGATCATGATTGTTGCGGTCGCGGCGGTGATGGCCGGTGGCGCTGCCACCGCCGCGACGTTGACGCAAACGAACATGCACGACATCTTCCTGGTGCCGTTCAATGGTTCTTTTACGTTGATGCCACAGATCACGGGCGGCCTGGTTTCCAATGGCGGCCTCGTGGTGAACGGGCCGCAAAAGATAACCGTGGTGAACGGCGGCTTCACGAACCAGGTGGACGGCGGTCCCTACTATGTTTACCTGCCCGGCCGCGTCCCGTTTACGATCAACGTCCCAGCGGATACCAACACCTACACGCTTGTTTCCTGCGCGAGCAACCTGGTGACGTATCTTTGGACAAATAATTACGTTGCGCCAACCAGCCTCACAGCCACTGCTGGGGCCAATGGGATTGTTCTAACCAATCCGGTTTTTGCGTTCAACGGCGGCACTGCTCACTTATACGAAGTGGATACTCCACAGGTTCAAATGCTGATGTGGACAAATAATCCGCTTTACGACATGTATTTTGCACTGTCCGGCACGGCAATTTTTACCGTTTGGAGTTCTGGCAGCGAATTGTTCACGGCTTATCCGTCAACTTTTGAAATTGTCACCCCGTTGTTGTTGGACAGCGGATTCAGCACGTCGGGGAATTCTGTCGCGATGAGCGACACGGACGCATCATTTTTTGATGGGGGGCTGGGCTTGCAGGCTCTCTGGTTCCAGCCCGGGAACTCCTTCTATCTTGCCGGCCAAAACGGCGCGCTCATCAACCTGTATGGCATCCCAAATATCGCCGGCTTCGCCGTCACTGCTACGTCGGTCACAAACAATGGACTAACGTCGTCCAAACTCATGGCGACCGATGGTAACAAAGCCGAGGTCTCCGTTTCCACCGGAACCGGGCTGACCTTGAGCGGCACCACACTTTCACCCGGCGGCATGACCACCAACATCCTGTTTTCGTTCGGCACCACGAACCGGACCATGAACTTTACCAACGGCATCCTTATGGGTATCCACTAATCACAAAAAAAACATGAAACCAAAAACCGAACTCCCCGTTTTCAACCCGACCTCGCGCGTGCAACTGGCCGGGGGATGCATCGAAGTCCACGAGCTGAAGTGGCCGGACGCGCTCTCGTTCTTCAACAAGCTGCGTGACCAGGCCAAGGGGCTGGTCAATGACAAGGGCGAAATCTGCATGGACGCCAACAAGCTCATGGAGGCCATCGGCGACAACGTCGAGCTGGCCGCCTGGCTCGTGGAAAAATCCACCGGCATGGACGCGCAATGGATCGAGCAGCGGTCGCTTTCCGAGATGCTGGACATCATCACCGCCGCGCTGGAGGTCAACATCGGCATCATCGCTTCGAAAATAAAAAACGTCAAAAGCCGGCTGGTTTCCGCGACCGCCGGCGAACTGCCGCCGAAATCGAGTCCGACCTCGCAGCCCTCTGCGACGTGATGATCAACGAGGGCTGGAGCTGGGGCGACTTGAAAAGCCTCACGTTCCGGCAGCTCGACCTGTTCGCGGAAAAGATGAACGAGCGCAACGAGGAACTCGCGCGGAAAATGAAACACTAACATGGGCGAAACCGGGGCCATCATAACGATCAAGGTGCAGGCGCTGACCGACGAGGCCAACGCCAGGCTCCAGGAGATGTTCGGCTCGGCCAACGTCAAGATCAACGCCTTTGGCGCGGCGGCCGCCGGCACGGTGAACCCGCTCACCAAGCTGCGCGAGGGATCGCTCGCCACGCACGAAAGCTTCCGCGTGCTGGAATCCTCCGCCTTCCTGCTGGGCGGCACGCGGTTCCCGCAAATGACAATGGGCGTGATGGGCGTGACCGAGGCCATGCGCGGCCTTCGCGCCGGGGCGCTGCTCACCGGCGCATCGTTGGGGACGCTCTCGCTATATCTCGCGCCGGTCCTGCTGGCCATCGGCGGCGGCGCGCTGATCTGGAAGGAGTGGAACTCCGCCGAGGCCGAGGCCGCTAAAAACGCAAAAGAGCTGGCCGAGGCGTGGAAGGCGCTGCCGGGCCTGCTCAAACAGATCAACGATTTGCAGAAGGCGGGATTCTTAAGCGATGCCGCAGCCAAAGAGTATTCGGATTATCTGACCGGAAAGAAAAAACTTTACGTGGACGGGAAGGGTCAAGTGACCAGGGATGCCACGGGCGACATGGCCTCCGGCGGCTACAAGGAAATTATCAAAAACGGTGAGGCCACTTTCCTGCATCAAGAGTTAAAACCCGACGACCCCCGCATTGCGAAATGGGTCATGGATCAGGCGACCGCCGGAGGGAACGTCTCCCAAGAACAAGTTGACGCCCTGAAAAAACAAAAGGAACTGACCGAGCAGCTCCTTGTCGAATCCTTGACTGGAATGGCCAAGGAGATTGAGGAGGCCCATAAAAAAGGCGTGGCGGATCGGGAGGAAATTATCGAGACCGCCAAAATTTCCGGGGCGAAACTTTCTGCCGGCAGTCCGGAACTCACTGAAGTTAATCGGACGCGCGATGCGCAGCTGCGGCAGAGCTTCGCCAATGAGGCTGCGAACATCGCCACCATCAACGTCAAGCAGACGGAGTCTGTTGAAAAGCAGGCTGACGCCTGGGAAAAACTGATGGCCTATGTAAAAGCAACCGGTCCGGAGGCGGAGAAGCTGCTGAAACAATTCAACGAAGAAGACGAGGCCACAAAGAAACTGCTCGATGACTATAAAAGGGAACTCGAATTGCGGCGGGAAATCGCGAATGCCGCAGCGGAGGCCAAACTCAAGGCCATTGACGGCAATCCAGACCTTTCCGGCCACGAGAAGGCGCAGCAGTCCGTGCCGATCTATCAATTCCAGGCGGCGGAGGTGGCCAAAGAGATCGCCTCCGCCCAGAACACATTGGCGCAGCCGGTAAAATCGGAGGATGATCAAGTTGCGCATCTCGAAGCGCAAAAAGAACTCAACCAGCTTCTGGTCCAGCAGGTCGAACTCCAAAACCAAATCAGGGCCGCGCAGGGACAGGACTCCATTGTGGCCAGCACAATGTCAGATCTCGCGCAGATCCAATCCAAGCTTCCCACGCTGGCGCAGGGCATCGCCGGCGTGTTCGCATCGCCATTCGAGGGACTGCAATCCGGGTTGGATACCGCGTTCACAAAGCTGCTCGAACGCGGCCAAACACTGAAACAGTTTTTCGGAAATGTGGCGCTGGCCATTGAAAAAAGTTTCGTCCAGTCGTTTGCAAAAATGGTGTCCGACTTCATCACGTCCTCCATCGTGATGCTGGTCCGCCATGTGGCCACGGAGAACAGCATGACGGCAGCCACAACGATGGGCGGCGTTCAACGGAATGCGGTGCGCATGATGGAAACCGTCTTCCACGGTGTCATGGTTGCCCTGCGCGTTGCGGCACATTTTGCCGGCGAACTCGCGTGCACGGCAGTGACCGTTGCTCAAACCATTATTCGCGCTGGAAAATATCTCATCACGGCAGCCATCGGGGCAATGCAGGCAATGGCCAACATTCCCTACGTCGGCCCCATTCTGGCCGTCGTCGCCGCCGCCGGCATTATTGCCGCCGGCATGGCCATGATGAAGGGTTTTGCCGAAGGCGGCCGCCCCGCGGTGGGCCAGATGGCAATGGTGGGCGAGCGCGGTCCGGAGCTGTTCGTGCCCGACACGGCCGGAACCATCATTCCCGCCGCGCAAACCGCGTCGCTCCTGCGCGGCAGTGGTGGGCGCGCGATCTCCGGCGGGGCATCGGGCGGCGGCAGCGGCGGCCAGACGAGGGTCTCCAACTACATCTACCACGACCGGGCAAAGATGGCCCGCGACATCGAGCAGGATGACGCGCACGAGAAATGGGTTGCGGACGTTGCCGCCCGCACCGTCCAAAAAATGTCATGATCCCCGTCGTCTTCAACGGCAGCAATGCGTGGCTGGTGGACGACTGGCCGGAATGGTCGGGAGGCGTCTCGGTGGAGGCGACCATTCCGTCTGCCTACGAGCGCGGGCTGACGGGCAAGGAGACGCGGCGCAACACCGGCGACACGCTGCGCCTGGCGCTCAAGTGGTCGGCCCGGCTGCGCACGCCGCGGGCGCTCTCCAACCTGCGCAACTCGCTCCAGCAGACGAGCACGGAGCCGGTGCTCTGCCCGTTCTGGCCGGGCGGCTTTGTGCCGGGCAATGCGCCGCTGGCCACGACCGCGTTCTACGCGCTGTTCAACCCGGACTACAGCTTCAATTCCATCTGCACCGCCGGCGGCATCAACGCGCAATCCGCCGCGCTCTTCGCCTATCCGCTGCTGGTCGGGATTTTGTCCGAACAGCCCGATCCGCCGCTGACGACCTCGCGCGTGGCGACGGTGGAATTCTCCTTCGCGGAAAATGACAGCAATTATTTTCTCACGCCGCCGGCGTTCGTGCCGCCGGCCGGCATTGCGGCGGCCAGCGGCGTGCGGCCGCTGTTCCCGTTCGCGGCCAACTGGGTGACGAGTCCCAAGAGCGGCACGGCGGAATTCGACATTGACCGGATGCGGATCGGCGAGATCCGCGCCCTCTCTCAAATTTACTACACGCAACGGAACCGCCGGCGCGTGCAGCAGGACCTCACGCTCAAGGGCGGCGACCCGCTGAACCTGCTTTCTTTCTTCGCGCAGATGGGCGGCGAGACGCAAAGCTTCTGGCTGCCGGCAAACTTGAAGGAGGCAAATCTGACGGCGCCCGTGGCCGCGACGGACGCGGTGTTGAACGTGGACAATCCGTCCGCGTTGGGCGCCAACACGTTCGTCTGCCTGAACGACGGCAACAACCGCGTGCCGCTGGTGGTGACGGCCGTTGCCGGCAACCAGTGGAATTTGAGCGGGCCGGTTGGCACGGCGTTCGGCCAGGGAACGACGAACGTCGAGTCGCTGATCCTGGCGCGTTTTGACGCCATTAAACTCACATTAAATTTCATCCATTCGCAGTTCGCCGGCGCGTCGCTCAAGCTCAAGGAGCTGCCGTGGGAAACGGCGGCCGTGGCCGGCGAGACCATCGGGCAGACGATGGGGCCGCTGCCGACGACGGCGATGCTTTACATCTTCACGCTCACCACGCCGGGCGCGAACACGATCTACCGCTTCACCAATTTCGAGCGGAATTTGCAGGACGCGCAGGGGAACGTCTATGTGAGCGCGCCGATTGAAAACGACGACATCACCGACTCGCCGAACCTTGAGCGCCAGACCGTCAGCATCAAGACGCGCAATTTTGCCGGCAACCCGCTGGCGCTGCTGATTCCCTTCCAGCTCGAATTTCCGCTGGAGGTGCAAATCTTCGAGGCGGACATCCTGCCGCCCGATCCGCTTGTTGGCGCGGGTGGCGAACAAATCCAGGGCGCGGGCGGCGAAGAACTCGATGCTCCCACATAACAAATACAGAGGAAAAAAAACATGAAACCAAAAAATCGAAATTCACAGTTCAAAACTCTCGCGGTTGGCGGGGTGCTTGGCGTCATCGCCGTGGTCTGCATGGGCGCGGTCAACTGGCTGACATATCCATTCGGAACGCCGGCACCCGCCGATACGTTCCTTTTTGCCACCACGACAACCAGTCAGTTTGGCAGCATCACCAACGGCCAGATCAATGCCACAAACCTGGCGCTCTACATTGGAACGCATTTCCCGACGAACACCGCGGCCATCTCCACGAACACCGCCGCGCTCGGCCGCGTTTCAAACCCGATTGTCTCCGGTGGTCAATATACCTGTCCGAACGCCCAGGGCTGGCTGAAGGTCAACTTTGTGTTGACGAATGCCGCATTCGGATGGATCACAAATTTCACGACCAGCGACGCGCAGTTGGTCGGCTCCATTACCGCCCTCGGCACAAACTACGACTCGTTTTACATGCGCGTCGGCCCGAACGAAGTCGTCGGCGTGACAAACAAAACCGGCACGCTCGGCATCATGAACTCGGAATGGCGTCCATGAACAGTCTGGCCACCAATTTGCGCTGTTATTTTTCCGGCGAGGTCGGCGAGGTGAACATGGACGGCCCCGTCCTCTCCGCGCAATGCTCCTCGTTGAGCTGGATGTTTGACCGCACGGCCGCGCGCCGGCTTTACCAGAACAACGACAACTGGAATTTGTTCGAGCCGGCCAGCGGCCTCAACGCCGCCGACTGGCAGTGGAACGCGACCGTGGTGAGTTACAACGCGGCGACCGCGACACTCGTAATCGGCGGCATTTCCGCCAACAACGCCGCGCTCAACGGTGGGACGGTGCTGGCGGCGCATTATTTTGCGGCCGGCTACGTCCAGATCACGACGAACGGCGTGAGCCAATACCGCATGGTGAGCGATTCCACTCCTGCCGCCGCCGGACAGGTCACCGTCAACCTGGCCACCGCGCTCAACGTCGCCCCGAATGTGGGGGATGTTGTGGCCATCTTCGCCGGCTACGACGGCCAATATGAAACAGCCATCACCAAGTTCAACAACGGCCCGGCCTTCGGAGGATTCCCATTCATCCCCGTCGGCAATCCCTTTGTGATGAAGATCACCCAGAATCCCGGAGGCGGTAAAAAGTGAGCGCGACCAATCCGTTTTTCAATTCGGTCGAGCGGCTGCTCAAGCTGGAGTCCGTCGCGGAGTCGTGGAAGGGGACGCCTTTCATGCCCAACGCGGCCGTGAAGGGCGCCGGCGTGAGCTGCCAGAAACTGGTGGGTGCGATCCTCATCGAGGCCGGCGCGCTGCCGAAAGATTTCCAGGTGCCGGAAGGGCCGATGAACTGGAGCCACGCGCAAACGGAATCGCTCATCGCGAAATTCATGGACGAACAAACATTGTTCGCGCCGCTCCCCGCCGCCGGGGGGCAATCGTTGCCGGCAGCCTGCCGGCCCGGCGACATGCTCGGTTTCAAACTCGGCGGCTGTATCCACCACTGCGGAGTGCTGATTGGTGCGGATGGAAAATTCGTGCATTGCCTGCGGCCGCAGGGCGTCCAGTTCAGCAACATCCGCGACGCGAGCTATGCGGTCCGGATCGCCCGCGCCTGGCGTCCCCTGACCCAATAAAAACATGTTCGGCAATCAATCACCACCCCAGGCGCAGCCGTTCGGCGTCGGCGACCAGATGAGCATCTCCCAGCAGCAGGCGCTGCCGGTGGCCATCTTCGGCGGCACGCGCAAGATCGCGGTCAAAGCCATGAGCAAGATTTACAACCTCTACACCGCGCCCGCGCCAAACCAGACACCAACCAAGAAATAATTTATGGGTGGAAAATCCGGCAGCGCCAGCACGACCTACGATTACTACGGGACAATCGCGTGCGGCGTCTGCGTCGGCCCGGTGCAGGAGCTGGTCGGCATCATCCTGGATGGCAACGAGGTCTGGCCGGAGGGGAAGGCGTGGCCCAGCGGTGGCGCGGCGTTCGGGGTAAACGACGGCGACATGTATGTTTTTGACGCGCAGACCTGGGTCGCGCAGCAATCGTTCCTGGTCCCGGCAAATCCGTCCGCCACCGATCCGACAATTCCCGGAAACAACCCGGCTTTTTGGGTGGAATATGTGTTTGCGCAAACCGCCGAACTCTTTGACGATTTCACGATCACCACGAGCGACGGCACGCCCTACGGCACGCTGCGCTTTTATTGGGGCGTTGCGGGTCAGTTGGTTGATCCCGTGCTCGATGGCAACAACGACTCCAGCGACGTCCACCCCAACTACGCCGGCATCTGCTATTGCATTCCCGGTCCGGGCACAACGCCGAACGGAAATTCCGGCGGCTTCCTGCTCGGCCAGCAGGTGCAGAATGCGCCGAACATCGAGATTGTCGCGCGCCGGTCGCCGCAGCAAACAGTTGTCACCGCGCCGAACAACGGCATCGTGGACGGCCAGTGCAACCTGGCCGCGTTCATCGCCGAGGTGCTGACGAGCGAGAACGGCATCGGCCTGCCGGCCGCCGCGCTGGATTCAATTTCGTTCAACGTTGTTGCTGCCTATCTTCAAAACAACGAGGCGCTCTACGGCGCGAGTCCGCTCATTGACACGTCCGACACGCTGCGCAGCGTCCTGGATCAGTTCACGCAGATGATTGACGGCTTTGTCCGGTTCAACCCTTCGACCGGACTCATAGAGATGGGGGTTTATCAACACGGAGTCGCGCCGGCGGCTTACACAACCCTCACGGAGGATTCCCTCACCGAACGGCCGCAGCTTAAGAGCACAAGCTGGCAGGGCACTTATTCGCGCGCCACGGTCCGCTACAATGACCGCCAGATAAACTTCCAGCAGACCAGCCTGCACGCTGATGATCCGCGCGCCTGGGCGGTGCTGAAATCCGTGCGTGAAATTTCGCTGGACCGGCCGTGGATCACGCGCGCGAGCCAGGCTTTGCTTCATGGCCGCGAAACGCTTCGTGTCGTAGGCCATGCGCAGTTGACCGGCACCCTGTCCGTCCGGCGCGAAATCGGCCGCAACATCCGGGCCGGCGATTATGTGCTGCTCGACGTGGACATCGAGCCGAACCAATACACCATCGAGCAGTTCTTCCGCGTGACGAAACGCACCATCCCGATGACGGGACCGATCAAGCTGGAGGTGCTCGCCGACAACACGCTCGCAGCGATTCCTTGGAACGGGCAGGCGGCGCCGGTCACGCCGCAAAACAACACGGTGCCCCCTGTCGTCAACGCCCGCTTCGTTGAAGTGCCCACCGTTCTGTCCGATGAGCGCGGCGCGGTGGCGGCCCTCGTGCAGCGGCCGAGCAATTTGATCGTCGGCTGTCAGTTGTTCTTCGACACCAATCCGGCCGGAACATTCGCGTTGCTCGGCTCGTTCGGCGGCTTCGCGGCGAAGGGTGTTTTGAACACGGCTGTGGCCGCCGGAGACGCCGTGCTCAATGTGAGCGTGGACACCACGCAGCCGGACGCCGATTTCTTCACGCAGCAATTTTCCGCGAACGAACAGGCGGCCGACACGATGCTCGCCATCGTCGTGTCTGTGGTGCCGTCCGACCCGCTCGTAGGCGCGGGTGGCGAGCAGATCCAGGGGGCCGGCGGTGAAAACATCTCCGATGCCGGCACGTCTCCGGACGCGGGTGAAATAGCCGAGGATGCCACCGGTTTGTGCGAGGTAGAAATCTGCAGCGTCGGCGTTGCGACGCTGGTCAGCGCCGGCCAGTATCAACTCGGCGTGCTGCGCGGCCGCCAGAACACGGTCGCGCGCGCGTTCGCCGCCGCGAACAGCGAGGTCTGGCTCATCCCCCGCGCGAATCTTTCCGTTTTTACAAACGCTCTGTTTGCAACCCTTCGCTCCAACCGCGCCGCCGGCCTCACGCCGGCTTACGCGCAGTTCCGGTTGTGTCCTTACACATTCACCCTGCAACTGCCCTTGTCCAATGCCGCGAACGAACAGTTTCGGTTCGCGCTTAACTCCATCAGCGTGCCGAGCCTCGCGCTGTCAAAACCAAACACGTTCACCCTCGCCGCTGTCGCATCGGCTTATCCTTACAACATCCCGATTTCCGGAAAATGGACAGACCCGAACGGCGGCCTTGTTGAAATCAAGGTCCTGCTTCGCAAATCTACCGACACGGCAGATCGAGTCATCATTGACCAGACGTTCGCGCCGACCGGCAGCATGGCGTTTTCGACGCAGGCCCCCATTGACAGCCCCGGAACATGGACGATCAAACTCATCGCCCGTGACGCGACCAACCTTTTCACCGAGCAGGACATCGCCGTCACCATCACTGGCAATGCCAGTCCTGTTTGTGCGTTTCCGATTCTGTTCGACTCCGCAGGGATTCAGATCGTCAATCCGGCTGGCTTCGACACGCCCACCAATGTGCCCGGCAAATGGGTGATTGCTCCACAGTCGCCCGTCGCTTACGGGCCGGTATCACTCATCTGTTCGACGCCCGGCGCAACAATTTACTTCCAAACAAGCGGCCCGATTTTGCAGAACGGACTGTTTGTGTTTAACAACGCCCAGATGACCTATGTTCCTGGCCAGTGTCAGCCCTACAACGGGCTGTCCGACATGTCCGGCGGGGGTATTGCGTCGGAGATAATTAACCTGACCGTTTGGTCTGTTGCTCCTGGATTTACCGGGTCACAGCAAGTCCTTGTTATGCTTTCGCCGATAATTACCACGTCCTATTTTTCATGAAACGAATTTTAGCCATGATTCTCTGCTGTGGCTGTTTTGCCGCCCACGCGCAGATTCTTTTTACCAACACGCTCACGAATTTCTGGCCTGCGTCCGGCGGCGTTGTCAGCTTCAACGCCTCTGGCACGGCCATTGCCGGTCAGGCCGGAACCGGCTTAAGTGTAACGCTGGACACGAACGTCTTGTTCCTCTCGCAGCCCACACTCGGCAGCGGGGCGACGTGGAGCCTGTCCGGGCGCATCCAGTTCGACGGCACGAACATGACCGGCTTCGTCCAATACAACGCCGACGACCCCACCAACCGGTTCCAGACGGCCTTTTTCCTCGTCACCAATGCCGACACGCAACCCGCCTTCGCGCTCGTCGAAACCGATGGTCTCGCAAACCTGACCCTTTCCGCCGGGCAGATTCAGGCCGCAACCGCCGTTGCGCCGCTCAAATCGCCTGCGATGCTTTACCTCACGCCGCCGCCCGTTGCCCGCGTCCAGACCGCGCTCGGTTCACCGCAGAGCGTCATTCTCACAGAGGCCGCGCCGGTGTTGAGTTCAGTCGTCCTGACCCTGAATGGCACCGTCATTCGCAACCCAGGCGGATTTGATAACGCGACAAACTACGATGTTCTTTACTGGGCGCAGACAAGCGGCTTGTCGCTGCAATACGGCGATGTGATTGGCGTCTCCGTTCGCAGCGATCCGCCTGATTACTTAAATACCTATCCCTGGACCGTCGTCGTGACGTGGGCGGATGGCACAACGTCCACAATGACAGGCGGCACGAATTATTCCTCCGGCGGATCGGAGGGTGTGGGAGCCACAACGTATCAGCCAAATGGCAGTTTCACAATCGCCCGCCAGCTTGCAAACACGAACAGCGCGGTCGGCGGCGTAACGGTCGTGCAACTTAACGGCGTGTCGAACGCCATCGTCGGCTGGGTGTCGGGCCAGCAATATGTGAGTTACCTGCAAACCAACATCGTCCGCAGCAGCCAGCAATATATGAGTTACGCCACGAATTACGCCATGTGGCACGCCTCGAATTTTCTTGCCCGCGTGCCGAACCTTTACAAGTTCACTGCATCCGGCGGTGACGATGGCGGCAAGGGATATGCAAAAGCGCAAACGTATTTCGGCTATCTGTATGAATATGGAACCGCCGTGCCGCAGGACTA